CTGGTGCCGTACGAGCGCAATGCCCGCACGCATGGCGCTGATCAGGTCGAGCAGCTGATGCGCTCGATCAAGGAGTTCGGGTTCACCAACCCGCTGCTGGTCGACGAACAAAACCGCATCATTGCCGGGCACGGACGCTTGCAGGCTGCCTTGGCGCTGCGCATGGAGATCGTGCCTTGCGTGGTGCTCACGGGCCTCACGGACGCCCAGCGTCGGGCTCTCATCCTGGCCGACAACAAGCTGGCGATGAATGCCGGATGGGATGCCGCGCTGCTGACCGCCGAGCTGCAGGACCTCAAGCTCGAGGGCTTCGATCTCACGCTGACCGGGTTCTCGCTGGAGGACCTGGACGCCATGGTGGGCGACCTTGAGCCGCAAAACGACCCGGACGCTGCGCCCGATCTGCCTGCCGAGCCCGTCACCAAGCCGGGCGACGTGTGGGTCATGGGTCCGCATCGCTTGGTGTGTGGCGACTCCACCTCGGTCGACAATCTGGACCGCCTGACGCAGGGCGCGCTGTGCGACGTGTGCTGGACCGACCCGCCCTACAACGTGGCCTATGAGACCAAGGCCGGGAAAATCGCCAACGACGATCTGGACGACAAGGAGTTCCGCGACTTCCTGGGCGCGGCCATGACGGCGGCTTACACCCAAATGAAACCCGGCGCGTCGATCTATGTCGCGCATGCCGACACCGAGGGCCTGAATTTCCGTGCGGCCTATCGTGCCGCTGGCTTCAAGCTGTCCGGCTGCCTGGTCTGGGCCAAGGACTCGCTGGTGCTGGGCCGCTCGGACTACCAATGGAAGCACGAGCCGATCCTGTACGGCTGGAAGCCTGGCAGCCGTCACCGCTGGTACGGTGGCCGCAAGCTCACCACCATCATCGATCTCGACCAGGACAGCTCGCCTTTCAAGCGGCGCGACGATGGCAAGTACGAGATTCGCATTGGCGACGCGGTCATGGTCATCGATGGCGCGGCGACCGTGCAGGAGCTGGTGCCCTCGGTCATCAACGAGCCCAAGCCCAAGCGCTCCGAGGGTCATCCCACCATGAAACCCGTGGCGCTGATCGAGCGCATGCTGCGCAACTCCGCGCGGCCTGGCGATCTGGTGCTGGACCTGTTTGGCGGCTCGGGCTCGACGCTGATCGCAGCCGAGCGCCTGGGCATGTGCGCCCGGCTGTCTGAGCTGGACCCCGGCTATTGCGACGTCATCGTCAAACGCTACGAGCAGTACACTGGCCGCAAAGCAACCCTGGAGGTGAGCGATGGCCAGTAAAACCGACAACCCCAAAAAGCCGCGAGGCGGGGCGCGCGAGAATGCTGGCCGTCCGCAGCACGCGCCGACCGACCAGCAGCGCCAGCAGGTCGAGGCCCTGTCCGGCTATGGCATCCACATGGCCGAGATCGCCTCGATGATCGGCATCGATGAGAAGACCATCCGTGTGCACTACGCCGAGGAGATGGCGCGTGGCCGGGCTCGCGCCAACAGCGCCGTGGCCAAGACCCTGTTTGAGCGCGCGACCAAGAAGGACGACACCACCGCCATGATCTGGTGGACCAAGGCCCGCATGGGCTGGTCGGAAAAGCAGCAGCATGAACACTCCGGCCCTGGCGGCGGGGCCATCCAGTCCGAGGCCACTGTCGTGCTCGACCCGTCCGAGGCCTACAAGCGGCTGATTGGGGGCAAGGCATGAGCCAGTCGCGTTTCATGTCCGGCGTCGAGTCCGTGGCCAATGTGGCGGTGGGCTATGGCGTGGCGGTGGGCGCGCAGATCGTGGTGTTCCCGTGGTTTGGCCTGCATGCCTCGCTGCCCGACACGCTGGCCATCGGCGCGATCTTCACGGTCGTGTCGCTGGTTCGCTCCTACACCCTGCGACGGGTGTTCAACGGGTTGCGTGGCCGTGGCTGAGATCGACTGGCGCAACCCCGACTATCGCCCGGTCTGGACCGAGCGCATCGAGCGTCTGCAGCGGTTGCGCGCCGATGCGGCTGTGCTGGTGGGCGTGAAGGAGTTTTACCGCGACAACCCGGTCGAGTTCATCAACGACTGGCTGTGCACCTTCGACCCGCGCAACGTCGAGCGCGGCATCGAGGCCGTGGCTCCGTTCCTGTTGTTTCCCAAGCAGGCCGAGTTTGTGACCTGGATCGTGGACCGCTGGCGCAAGCGCGAGGACGGTCTGGTCGAGAAGTCGCGCGACATGGGCTGCTCCTGGCTGTGCGTGGCGATTGGCGTCTGGATGTGGCTGTTCCATCCCGGTACCGTGGTCGGCTTTGGCTCTCGCAAGGAGGAGTATGTCGACAAGCTCGGCGACCCCAAGTCGCTGTTTTGGAAAATCCGCGAGTCCATCAACCTGCTGCCGCAAGAGCTGCGGCCCGAGGGCTATGCCGAGCGCACGCACGCGCCGTCCATGCGCATCATCAACCCCGAGAACGGGGCGACGATCATCGGCGAGGCGGGCGACAACATCGGTCGTGGTAACCGGACCTCGATCTATTTCCTGGACGAGGCCGCGTTCATCGAGCGGCCCGAGGCGGTCGATGCGGCCTTGTCGCAGACCTCCAACTGCAAGGTGCACGTGTCGACGCCCAACGGGGCGGGCAATCCGTTTTATCGCAAGCGGCACGGCGGTCGCATCCCGGTGTTCATCTTCGATTGGCACGACGACCCGCGCAAGGACGAGGTTTGGTACGAGCGCCAGAAGGCGACGCTGGATCCCGTCATCGTGGCGCAGGAGATCGACCGCGACTACACCGCGTCGGTGGCCAATGCCTGGATCCCTGGCGATGTGGTGCTGGCGTGCATGCGCCGGGGCGTGGCCGACGTGCGTGCCGAGGGTCCGCTGATGGTGGGCGTGGACGTGGCGCGGTTCGGCAACGACAAGAGCTGCATCACCTTCCGCAAGGGCCGCGTGGTCTATCCGCAGGTGGTCTTTGGTCAGTGCGACGTGGTCGATGTGGCCGGGCGCGTGAAGCAGGCCATCGAGGCCTGGGGCGAGAAGCCCAGCCAGATCGCGGTCGACACCATTGGCATTGGCTCTGGCGTGGCCGACATTCTGCGGCGCGATTTCAAGCGCATTGTCGTGGACGTGAATTCATCGCTGCGCCTGTCGGATGGCCAGAACTACAACCTGCGCGCCCGCATGTGGCGCGACCTGCGCGAGTACCTGAAAAACGGGGCCGTGCTGCCCAACGATCCCGAGCTGTCGACCGACCTCACCGCGCTGCAATACCTGTTTCGGGGTGGTGAGATGCTGATGGAGTCCAAGGACGACGCCAAGAAGCGGGGCATCAAATCGCCCGACCGGGCCGACAGTTTGGCGTTAACATTCGCCATTCCCGCGCGCGATGCAGGCGACACGCCGCGTCAAGCACAAACCGAATACGCAATTTTTTGAGGAGCCAATCATGGGCGGACTGTTTTCCAAGCCAAAAGTCATGCAAGCGCCGACGCCTGTCGAGGTGAAGGCTCCCGTCGTCAACCAAGAGGTCATCGAGCGCAGCGCGCAAGACATCATGCGTCGCCGCAAGGGCACGTCGGCCACTATGACGGGCGCTGCCGATCTTGGCAGCACCGCTGGTTCGGTGGCGACCAAGACGCTGCTCGGCCAGTAAGGAGAACGTCATGGCCGACTCCCGCGCAGACATCTGCCTGTCCCAGCACGAGCGGCTGATGACGCAGCGCTCGACCTTCGAGAAGGTCTGGCAGCAAATCGAGGACCGCATCAATCCGACCGATGTGCAGTTCTCATCGACCGTGGCCAACGTCACCAAGGGCCAGCAAAACACCGAGAAGGTGTTCGACGCGACGCCCGGCCTGGCGCTGGACCGCTTCAAGGCAGCGATCCATTCGCTGGTCACGCCTCGCAATCAGACTTGGCACAAATTGAAGACCATGGACGAGGAGCTGGCCGACGACCAAGAGGTCACGCGCTACCTCGAGGAGGTCACCAAGCGGCTGTTTGCGGCGCGCTACGGGGCCAACTTCGATACCGAGGTGCAGGGTTGCTACTACGCCTCCGGCAAGTTCGGATCCATGGGGCTCTACGTGGGCGAGCGTCCGGGCCGTGGCCTGTACTACCGCTCGGTGCCGATGAAGCAGCTGTTCTTTGCGGAGAACGAGTTTGGCGTCGTTGACCTGGTGCACCGCGACTTCTTCTTCACGGCGCGTCAGGCCTTCCAGAAATGGGGCACCAAGCTGCCGCGCGTCATCCAGGTGGCGGCTGAGAAGTACCCCGAGTCGGAGTACCGCTTCCTGCATGTGGTCAAGCCGCGCAGCGATGCCGACGTGAGCCGCAAGGATTACCGGGGCATGGAGTTCGTCAGCTACTACATCTCCTACGATGGCCGCGAGGTGGTCGAGGAGGGGGGCTTTCGCACGTTCCCCTATGCCGTGGGCCGCTATGACCTCACCTCTGGCGATGTGTATGGCCGCTCGCCCTGCATGACGATCCTGCCTGATGTGAAGATGCTCAACGAGATGAACCGCACGACCATCCAGGCCGCGCAGCTTGCCTTGCTGCCGCCCATGCTGGTGCACCGCGATGGCATCCTGGACGCCATGCGACTGACGCCCGGCGCGCTGAACTATGGCGGCGTGGACGACAACGGCCGCCAGATGGTGCAGCCCCTGAACATCGGCGGCAACGTCAACATTGGGCTCGAGCTGATGGAGCAAAAGCGCGCCATCATCAACGACGCGCTGTTGTCGACGCTGTTCCAGATCCTGGTGGACAAACCCAACATCACGGCCACCGAGGCCATGCTGCGCGCCCAGGAGAAAGGCCAGCTCATTGGCCCGACGGGCGCTCGCATCGAGTCTGAGTTCCTGTCCACCATGCTGACGCGCGAGATCGACATCCTGGCTGCGGCGGGCCAGCTGCCGCCGATGCCTGCCCAGCTTGCCGAGCGTGGCGGTCTGTACGAGATCGAATATGACAGCCCGCTGTCTCGCGCCCGTGAGGCCGAGGGGGGTGTCGCCATCTTGCGCACCTTTGAGCAGCTGACACCGCTGGCGCAGGTGGCGGGCCCGTCCGTGTTCAAGCGCTTCAACGTCGATGCGATCAGCTCGGAGCTGGCGCGCCTTAACGGCATGCCTGCCAAGCTGCTCTACACCGACGACGAGATGGAGGAGATCGACGCGCAGCAGGCCCAGCAGGCCGAGCTGCAGCAAATTCTGCAGGCCGCTCCTGTGGCTGCCAGTGCGGCCAAGGACATCGCCCAGGCCAGCTCGCTGGCGGCGTCGTCGCCCAATCAGGTGCTGCCAGGCATCGTGCCGCAATGAAGCTCTTTCTGAAATTCTGGAACCTGCGCGAGCACTACCGCGCGCTGTTCTGGCGAGGCCAAACCGACGAGGCCCACATCAAGGCCATTGTCAAAGACCTGCGCGAGTTTTGCCGGGCCGATCAGTCGTGTGTGGTGGTGGCCAAGGATGGCCGCATCGACACGCACGCGACGGCTGTGGCGGAAGGTCGGCGCGAGGTCTGGCTGCGCATCACCCAAACCCTCAACCTGTCCGACGAAACCCTGCAACGCTTTAAGGAGCAAGAGAATGACTGACCCCGTAGCAGCTGCGCCCGCAGCAGCCCCCGTCCCCGCCGCAACCCCTGCCGCTGCCTCGCCTGCACCGGCACCTGCCGCACCCTTGAGCGCATCGAGCGCGCTGCTCGCCGCAGCGCCTGCGCCTGCGCCTGCCCCTGCTGGCGATCCCGCTCCCGCTGGCGACCCGGCCAAGCCTGCCGACGCTGCGCCTGCCGCGCTGACCATGCCCGCCAAGGACGCGCCCGCCGAGGAGTGGGCTGCGTTCTATGCCCAGATCGGACGCCCCGAGACGCCCGATGGCTACGAGCTGCCGCTGCCGGAAGGCGACGACGGTGCGTTTGCCAAGGAGATGGCTCCCATCCTGCACAAGCACGGCGTCAGCGCCGAGCAGGCCAAGGGCCTGGCTGCCGACTGGAATGCCATGGTTGAGGCCAGGGTCGCGGCGCTGGATGCCGCTGAGGTTGCTGCCGTCCAGGCAATGGACACCAAGAACAAGGCTGAGGCCGTCGCGCTGAAGAACGAATGGGGCCAGGCGCACGACGCCAACATGCACTTTGCCAAGCTGGCGGTGCAGCAGTTCCTGCCTGCCGACAAAGCGGGCGACGTGATCGCGGCCATCGAGTCGAAGCTGGGCTACAAAGCGACCATCGAGTTCCTGCACGGCGTGGGCAAAGGCTTGGGCGAGCACGACGCGGCGGGCCTGGGCGTCAACAATGCCGCTCCGGCCAAGTCAATCGCCGAGCGTTTGTACGGCCCTGCGGTATGATCTGTGGTGTGAAAGCAACGCATTGGCGTTTGGTTTGCACGGCGCACCTGTTGTGCAAATCGCATCATCTGTTGTATATTCGCAACCGATTGGTCTTAGATTGACGTCTGAGATCGAGTGACCCCCCAAGTCTCTTTTTGGAGCTTTTCAATGGCAACTCTCCCCACCCGAGCTGGCGCGGTCACTCTGACTGACTTCGCCAAATCCATCGACCCCAACGGCTCTACCGCCTCAGTCATCGAGCTGCTCAACCAGAGCAACGAGATTCTGGCCGATATGACCTTCATGGAGGGCAACCTGCCCACCGGCCACCAGACCACCATTCGCACCGGCCTGCCCACTCCGACTTGGCGCAAGCTGTATCAGGGTGTGCAGCCGACCAAGAGCTTGCGTGCTCAGGTCGTCGACACCTGCGGCTTCCTGGAAGCTCGCAACGAGATTGACGTCAAGGTTGCCGGTCTGAACGGCAACACCGCGCAGTTCCGCATGTCCGAGGCCATGTCCGAAATCGAAGGCATGAACCAGGCGCTGGGCGAGACGCTCATCTATGGCGACACCTCGGTCAACCCCGAGCGCTTCACCGGCCTGACGCCCCGCTACAACACCCTGAGCGCATCGGTGCCCACAAGCCAGAACGTCATCGACGCTGGCGGCTCTGGCTCCGACAACACCTCGGTGTGGCTGGTCGTGTTCGGCGAGAACACCGTCACCGGCATCTACCCCAAGGGCTCTGTCGCTGGTCTGCAGCACCAGGACCTCGGCGAGATCGACGCCTTCGACGCCAACAACAACCGCTTCCGCGCTTTTGCGGATCTGTGGAAGTGGGACGTCGGCCTGACCGTGCGTGACTGGCGCTATGCCGTGCGCATCGCCAACATCGACATTTCCGACCTCGTCGGCCAGACCGGCACGCAAGCCCCCACCGCTGGCACCGCTTTGATCAAGACCATGATCCGCGCAATGGCTCGCATCCCGATGATGGGCATGGGTCGCCCTGTGTTCTACGCCAACCGCACGGTGAAGGAGTTCTTGTCAATCGCCGCGATGGACAAGTCCAACGCTGCTTTGGCGGTCCAGCCTTCCATCAACCAGTTCGGCACCGTCGCTCCTGGCTCGGTGAACAACGGCGTGACGACCTTCTTGGGCATCCCGGTTCGCACCGTGGACCGCATCCTGTCCACTGAAGCCCGCGTGGTCTGATCCTCATCAACCTGGAGCACACACATGATCCTCGATACCCAGACCCAACTTTCTGACGCTCAGGCCGTCACCTCTACGGGTGACGCGGTTTCCACCAACGTCTACGACACCGGCGCTGCTGCTGATATCGGCATTGGTGAAGAGCTGTATATCTATGCCCGCACCAAGGCGGCGTTTACAACCAGCGCTTCCGGCACTCTGCAGTTCGTGCTGCAGGACTCGGCTGACAACTCCAGCTGGGCTGACGTGCAGGCTTTGACCCCGGCTCGCGCCGTGGCAGCCCTGACGGCCAACACCGACCAGGTGCGCGCCCGTTTGCCTATTGGCCTGCGCCGCTACATTCGTTTGGCTTACCGTGTCGCCACGGGTGCCATGACGGCTGGCACGGTGGATGCCTACATCGTTCTCGATGTCCAGGCCCAGCAGTACGGCGCTAGCGGCTTCTCGGTGGCATGATGCTGGTCAAAGCAACAGCCAAAGGCTACCTCGGTAGCCTGCGCGAAGCTGGCGACGAGTTCGAGGTGCCTGACGGTACCAAGAGCTCGTGGTTTGCTCCGGTGGCGGTCGAGCCTGAAGTCAAACCCGCCAAGCCTGCCAAGGCCAAAGCGGCGGATGCCAAGCCAAGCGACGACGTCTCCGAGGCCATTTGACGAGCCCGTGAGGCTGACCAAGACGGGCGCTTTATGCGCCCGTTTTCATTGTGATATTCGCATCAGCAAAGTAGAATCGCCACCAATAAGGAGTCCTCCATGGCGCTTGTCAGCATGAAAACCAAACCCGAAGACAGGCCAGAGCCGTTGGGTGACAACCCCTACGGCTACGGCACCGAAATCCGGCTGAACGAGGACCAGTGCAAGGCGCTTGGCATCATGGCCCCCATGGCAGCGGGCTCAGTCGTCAAAGTCGAGGCCATGGCCTTTGTCAAGTCGGCCACCCAGACCGTGGGCGACGATGCCGACGACACCGAGCCCGAGGTCTACATGTGCCTGCAGATCACCGACATGGGCCTCACCCCTACCGCCAAGCGATCCAAGCAGGACGTGGCCAAGAGCCTTTACGCTGGCGCGGAGGACTGACCCGTGGCGTCCAACATCTCCATTGCCAATCGCGCCCTGACCAAGCTGGGCGCTGACCGCATCCTGCTGCTCACCGACGAGACGCAGGCGGCGCGCACCATCAACTCCATGTTTGAGGACGTGCGCGATGCGGAGGTGCGACGCTACCGCTGGAAGTTCGCCATCAAGCGCGCCACGCTGCCCGCTTTGGCCGAGGCCCCGGCCTGGGGCTACAAGTACCAGTACCCGCTGCCTGCCGACTATCTCGGCCTGGTGCAGGTCAACGAGTTCTATGTGCGCTCCGGCGTCAAGTACAAGGCGGCGTGGTCGGTCGAGGCCGGAAACATCCTGTGTGATTTCGAGGCCCCACTGAAGCTGCGCTACATGAGCCGGGTTGAAAACCCCGCTGCTTTTGATCCGCTGTTCATCGAGGTGTTCGCCAGCAAGCTGGCGCTGGAGAGCTGCGAGGCGCTGACGCAATCGGCGACCAAGTACCAGCAGATGGCCGAGGCCTACAAATTTGCCGTCAGCGAGGCGACGCGCCAAGACGCCATCGAAAACCCGCCCGACGAGCTGCCCTGGGGCACTTGGCTGGAGTCCCGCGAGCGCGATGGCGACAGCGGCTATGGTCAGGGCCAACCCTGGACCGCTTATCCGAGCGGGATCTGACCATGGCGAAAGCGTCACCCATCATCGAAAACTTCAACGCGGGCGAAATGTCGCCCATGTTGGCGGGCCGCGTCGGGTTCGATAAGTACCCCAACGGCGCGACCATCCTGGAAAACTTCATCCCGAGCACGCAAGGCCCCAATGTGCGCCGGGCTGGCACGCGGTTTGTGTTCCCGGTCAAGAACAGCGCCAAGAAGGTGCTGCTGGTGCCGTTCGAGTACTCGACCACCCAGGCCTACATGCTGGAGTTCGGCGACTTCTACGTGCGCTTCTACACGTGGGACGCGGTCACCAAGGTGCGCGGCATCCTCGAATCCGCACCGGGTGTTCCCGTCGAGGTGGCGACGCCCTACTCAGAGGCCGATCTCTACAACGCGGACGGCACGCCTCGCCTGCGCTACACGCAGTCGGGCGACTTCCTGTATCTGGCGCATTCTGGCTACCAGCAGCGGGTGCTCAAGCGCACCACCACGACCTCGTTCACGATGTCGATCTATGAGGTCATTGGTGGCCCCTGGGCTGCGCTCAACGACACGGCCACCACCGTCTATGCCTCGGCTGAGACGGGTGCAGGCATCACGCTGACGGCCAGCTCTGGCATCTTTCAGGCGGGCCATGTCGGCTCGCTGTTTTATTTGGAGTCGCGCGACGTCAACGCTGTGCCCGCCTGGGAGGTGGGCAAAGCGATCACCGTTGGCGCGCGTCGCCGCTCCGACAACAAGACCTATGAGGCTTTGACCGCAGCCACCACCGGCACCAATCGCCCCGTGCACACCGAGGGCGCGCTGATCGACGGCGACACCGGCGTGCAATGGGAATACCGCGACGCTGGCTACGGCTATGTGCGCATCACCGGCTACACCAGCTCCACCGTCGTCACGGCGACCGTGATCGACCGCCTGCCATCGCAGGTGGTGGGCTCGGGCCTGGAGACCAAGCGCTGGGCCTTTGGCGAGTGGTCGAGCGTCAGCGGCTGGCCGTCCGACGTGGCGTTCTTTCGCGAGCGCCTGTGGTTTGGCCGCAGGCAGTACTTGTGGTCGTCGGTGGCTGCCGACTTCACCGATTTCAGCCCCAAGACCTACGGCCAGGTGACGGCCGATATGGGCATCACCGTCACCCTGGTGTCCGGCAGGATCAACGACGTGCAGTGGCTGGCTCCCGACAAGGACCTGATCGCGGGCACGGCGGGCGGCGAGTTTGCGGTCGGCGAGTTGAGCAATGGCGAGCCGCTCGGCCCGGCCAACAAGCGCAGCGCTTTGCTGTCGCAGTTTGGCTCGCGCGCCATCCCGCCCATCCGCAACGACAAGAGTTTGCTGTTCGTGCAGCGCTCGGGCTTGCGGGCGCGCGAGACGGCCTACGACTTTACGTCCGACGGCTATACCTCGAGCGACATCACCGTGCTGGCCGATCACATCACGTTCACGGGTTTGACCCAGATGGCCTTTGCGCCGGATCCCAGCCAGGTGGTCTGGTGCATTCGCGCCGATGGCCAGCTGATCGGCTTTACCTGGAATGGCGAGCAGCAGGTGCGCGGCTGGCACCGTCACCCGATTGGCGGCGACGGTTTTGTCGAGTCCATCGCGGTCATGCCTGCGGCTGAGGGCGACCGCTCCGAGCTGTGGCTGGTGGTCCGGCGCACCATCAACGGCGTGACCAAGCGCTATGTCGAGTACATGGAGCGCCCCTACCGCATCGGCGATGCGCAGGCCTCGCAGTTCTATGTGGATTCGGGCCTCACCTACACCGGCGCGGCCACCACCACAATCTCCGGTCTGTCGCATCTGGAGGGCCAGGTGGTCAGCGTGCTGGTCAACGGCGCCCCCCATCCCAATGTGACCGTGACCTCTGGCGCGATCACGCTGCAACTGCCCGCCACCACGGCGCAGGTGGGCCTGCCCTGCCCGGCCCGGTACCGCTCGATGCGTCTGGAAGCGGGCGCGCAGGACGGCACCAGCCAGGGCAAGACCAAGCGCATCCACAAGGTTGTCATGCGGTTGCTCTACACGGGTGGCGGCAAGTACGGCAGCCTGGATGGCAGCCCCATGGACTACCTGCTGCTGCGCCCTTCGACGGCGCGCATGGACCAACCGGCTCCGTTGTTTACGGGCGACAAGGTGGTGCCATGGCCGCAGGGCTACACCACCGACGCCTATCTGGGCTTTGAGATCGATCAGCCGACGGCGGCGACCATCGTGGCCATCATGCCGCAGGTGGTGACGCAGGATACGCGCTGATGCAGATCGCCAAGTTCAAGCCCGAGCACCTCACCGGCTTGGCGCTGCAGGATGCCCAGCTGCACCTGTCGCGTGAGCTGACGACGCCGGGCTTTGGCGACACGCTGGCGCAGTCCGGGTTTGCCTTCACGGCGCTGCTGCAGGGCCGCGTGCTGGCGGTGGCTGGCGTGCTGCCGGT